GAAATCAAAAGAAATAAAAGAAGACTTAAATATAGAAGTTACAACCGAAATAGAGCAGGTAAACCCTTTGACTATTTCCGAGTGCTGCAAGACTGAATACATATCTTCGGGAACAAAAGTCTATTGCTCAAAATGCAAGGCAGACTGCCGTTTAGAAAGACAAAAGAAACTAATTAAATTATGGAGTCCAAAAGCATAATAATCCTATTGGTAGTAATTTTACTATCTTCTTCTTGTAAGTCTAAAAAGCTGGTAGAAACTACAAAGGTGGATTCCGTTGTAACTATTGTCCAAAAGGTCGAATTAGCTACCGATTCAAGCGATATTGAAACAACCGAAGAAATAGCTTATATTTTTGATACATTAGTAAACCATCAAGTTACACCTTTAGAAGCTATTAGAGGCGACTACAAGCACAAACTCAAGGCAATCCATATAAAGAGGCACATCAAGGAGCGTAAACGCTTACAGAGCCTTAAAATCGATAAGAAAGAAAACAAGGCTATAAAGGTGGATAAAACCACTATTCAAGAAGAGAAGCCAAAAAATAACACTACTTTATTCTTAATATTGGGTATTGCTATCGCAATTTACCTAATTCTAAAAAAACTTTAAAAATAATTTCTTTGATTATCAGTTAGTTAAGATTTACTTTAACACTTTAGTAAAATAATGTTTGCAGATATAATTTTAATTAAGACATTTGTGGACCAAACAATAACAAATGATTTACAAAAAACAACAAGCAGCAGAGATCAAGGCTTTAGAAGTCGGGGATACTCTAAATGTAGATGAGCGAGAAGGTAATCGAATCCGAGCCTTACTAGCATACTACAAAAAATTCAACGGCAAGACTTATTCTTGCAAAGGTCAAATCGAAAACACTTTAACAATCACTAGAACAAAATGAAAAAGTTACAAAACCCAATCATCACAGAAATCGAAGTTGTTGAAACTACTAACTTTGAGAATTATTATGTCGAGTACACTGACAAGTTTATTGTTTATCACCACACTTTTCAATTCTTAGAATTAAGAGCTTGGATTATTGATAACTACGATACTTCAAGAGGTCAAGTTAAAATCGAAATGCAACCTACAAGTATGGAAACGGCAGAAAATCCGATCTACTTTACACAAGAAATTGACGAGTTTATTAGAGAAAACTACGAGGAGATTGTCTTAGAGATGCTTACTCAGCCAACTTTAGCTTGTCAATCTTATTTAGGTACTGCACTTTATAACATTTGTCGCCCAAGATAATGAGCATTATAACGGTCCATAAGTTCATAAATAATCCGCCGAAGGAAAGTAAGCTGGATAAATTAGTCAGACTTTACAGACAGACTTTAGAAGATGGTAATTATTGCAAATCAGTTCAAGCTATGTACCTTATCAATCGTCTTAAAGAGGCTGAAATACAAAGGGTTACAAACGAATATGAACACCATATTGCTAAGCAAATAATTAAAAATAATTATCTTAATTTAATCAAATAATTGTATCTTTAAAAACCAAAACCAAGATTATGTCATTATTAAATATTCAATCAGAATTAAAAGCACCTAAGAATCAGTATAATTCTTTTGGTAAGTATAAGTATCGTTCTACGGAAGATATTTTAGAAGCAGTTAAGCCTTTATTACTTAAATACGGATGTATTATGATTATATCAGATAGCATTCACGAGAAAGCAGGGATTATCTTTTGCGAGAGTTTAATTAAATTTGTAGACAAAGATGGTAAAGAGTTTTTTTCTGCTGCTTCTGCGGGTATAGATCCAAATCGTAAAGGTATGGATATTGCGCAGTCGTTCGGTAGTTCGAGTTCATATTCTCGAAAGTATGCGCTTTCAGCCTTATTTTTACTGGATGATACCAAAGATGCTGACGCAACCAACACTCACGGTAAAGAAGAGAAAGTTAAATTAGAATTAAATTCTATTACCTTCGATAAATGTAGAGCAGCTTATCTTAAAGACAAAAGGAATTTACCTTTAATCCAAGAGAAATACGAAATTGATGCCGAAACTTTAAAAGCCTTAGTAAATGAAAAAGTTTAAAGCAAGACCTTCTTCCCTGTCAAAATTGATGGGGAAGTTAAAAAAAGATGGAGAACTTCCACAAACTTGTATTACTTATCTTAAAGAGTGGTATTCAGGTGATACAGAAGAAATCACTTCTAAATATTTAACCAAAGGAATCCTATTAGAAGATGAGGCAATTGAATTTGCATCTAAGGTATTATTTGGTGATATTAGAGCCTACAAAAACGAAGATATTTACACTAACGAATGGTTATTAGGCACACCGGATGTGGTCCTTGAGAATTCAATTATAGACACTAAATGTTCTTGGAATCACAAAACTTTACTTGACGCTGCTTTAGAATTAAACACAGACTACGAATGGCAGTTAAGGGGTTATATGATGTTATGCGAGAAAGAATTTGCTACTTTATTTTATTACTTGGGTGATACTCCTGCCGAAGCTAATTTTGGGAAAAGAGTAAGTTTTAAACACTTAGAAGAATTTGAACGCTGGGTATCCTACGAGTTTAAACGAGATTTATCTATTGAGCAAGAGATAATCGAAAGAATTGAACTTTGTAGGACCTGGCTTCAAGATTACGATCAACAAATACAATCAAGAATAGGAACAAGAATTATAAACCTTTAAAAATAGAAAAATGAGTTCAATTATCAGCGCATCTATTGATGTAACAAAAATCGACAGAACAAAATTAATCAAAGACAAATACTTAAATATTAGTATTACTGTTAATGATGAGAATGACAAATTTGGTAATAATGTAACAGTTACTTTAAACCAATCTCAAGAAGAGAGAACTGCGAAAGCACCAAGAACTTATTTAGGTAATGGTAAAGTAGTATGGGGACAAGGTAAAGTAGAAACCAAACAAGACGACGGAATGCCGTTCTAAAATGAAATTGGTGCTGCTGCAAGCGTTCTTTTTGCACCAAAGATAAGAGGTGTCTGCGCAATATTAGGGGAAAGTTTAACAATTTTAGCAGAGATTAACACCCAAGTGCTAACGAGCAGCGTTAGTATTTTAAATAAATTAGGTTTACTTAATAATTATTAATTATGAAAAATATAGAAGATTATTTAAGAACAATTTAAATAAATTTTAAAAGATGGATTTTTTAGAGGAATATAGAACTGGGAATGTAACGATTGAGGATTTAAGCCAAAAGTATAACATATCCCAAAGGCGAATAAGAGAAGTCCTAAGAGCCAAAGGAATAAGAACAAAGCACCTTAAAACAAAGAAAGTAACTTTAGAAACAAATGCTATTTTTAATGACTTTTTAAAGGAGTATTTAATTGAAGGTAAGTCTATTAAGCATTATGCTGAAAAGTTTAATGTACCTTTATCTTCTTTAAATAAAAAGTTAGATAAATACTTTGCATTAAGAAAGAAATAGTATCTTTGCGTTGTATTAAGATACCTAATAAGAAGTAGTGAGCTTGTTAGATATTACAAATGGTTATTAAATAACCTGAATCCTGTCGAAACTCACTACCGATGGGATTCTTTTTTTTAAATATGAATACATATTATTTCTCACACGATTACACCGCAAGGAGTGATTCTAAAATTAAGGAATTACTTTATCAACACGGTATCACCGGTTATGGAATTTACTGGTGCTTAATTGAAGATCTTTATTTAAATGCAAACGCATTACCATTTGAATGCGGGCGTATAGCACACGAACTGCGAACGGATAAAAGTGTAGTTGAAAGTATTATAAAAGACTTTGATTTATTTGAAATTAAGGATGGTTTTTTTAGCAGTCAATCAGTACAAAAAAGGTTAGATAAGCGAAATGATAAATCTGAAAAAGCCTCTTTAAACGCTTCTAAGAGGTGGAAAAATGCAAACGCATTACCGAATGAATGCGACCGCAATGCTTTAAAGGAAAGTAAAGTAAAAGAAAGTAAAGTAAATATAAAGACAGAAGAGTTTATAATTCCTGAAATTGAAGAAGTAGAGAATTACTTTTTTGAGAATGGTTATAGAAAAGATGTAGCTAAGAAGGCTTGGAACTATTACAATAATCTTAACTGGAAAAATAGCAAAGGTAAAAAAGTATTAAATTGGAAAAACACAGTTATGAACAATTGGTTCACAGAAGAAAATAAAATTAAAACAGTAGTCAATCACCTTTACTCACCAGTCGTTAATTAATGGAATTTATAAAAAACTATTCGGATGTTTCAGATGAAATAAACGAACTATTTGAAAAAGGATTTGCAAGTGGCGAAAAAGTAGGATTCTCTCAAATGGACCAACTAATATCTTTTAAAAAAGGTGCTACAAGTTATATCTACGGCACTCCTGCAAGTGGTAAGTCTGAGTTTTGGTGGGAATGTCTTATCAACCTATCAAAAAAGAAAAAGTGGAAGCATTTAATCTTCTCACCGGAAACAGGAACACCTGCTGAAATTTTTGCAGAAATTATTCATAAGTGGTCCGGTAAACCATTCCACGATTTAGACGGCAATAAACTTTCAAGATTAACGCAAAGCGAAATGTTTAGAATTGGTCAAGAAGTTAGTCAATATTTTTACATAATGGACACAGGTGTAAAAGATATTACCTTAGATGACTTTCACCAAGCAGTTGAAAAATACGGGATTAAGTTTGACACAATTACTACTGATCCGTTTAACGAGGTCAAGCACGAGTTACAAGGTGAATCTATTAATCTTTATATGGCTAGAGTTTTAGGGAAGATTAGAATGTACGCAAGGGAACACAATTATCACCATACGATCATTATGCACGCTGCAAGAGAAGCCGGAGTTAAAAAAGAAGTAGACGGTATATCTTTTTACCCCCCTACTGATCCGAGATATATTGATAATGGCGAAACTTCTTTTAGAAAAGGAGAACAAATGATTTGTGTTTGGAGGTATCCTAAAGGCTTAAAAGACGAATTTGGAACACCTTATCAAATTAATCAGGTTAAAATTATAGTCCAAAAAAGTAAACCTAAAGGAATAGGTGCTTGTGGCGAGTTTGATTTATTCTTTGATACTTGGCGAAACTGCTATTACGAAGAAATAAACGGAATTAAGAGTTATGCTGGAAATTATGTTACATTTGAAAAACCAAAAATATTACCTTTTTAATTATGAACCAGCACAAAATGTACAGGTGTATCCGATTGATGCAGCTACTACAAGAAAAATCACGAAACATTTACACAATAGCTAAATATCTTCAAGTATCAAATAGAACCGTATACCGGTATCTAAAACTTTACGAAGAACTTGGCTATACTGTAAAAAAGGATATGTTCAATAAAGTATTATTAGAAAAAATATGACACTACAAGAATTTGCTAAACATTCGGAAGCCAGGCTTTTTAGTTTAGAATTATTTGAGCAATTACCAATCCATAAGCTATCTTCACAGTATTATGTGGATGCTTTAAGAGAAATAATTAATTTAATTAACCCAGTGCAGGACAAAAAATTTATATTATCAGATGAGAAAGTTACACGAGTTAAGTGAGCCATTAAAAGCTATTTTACAGGATGAACTTGAAAAAAGGATTCCAAAGACTGATTTTAGACAATCAACCTTGTACAAGATAGCAGATTTACTCTGTGTTATGCAAATAAAGCTATTAGAGGCAAACAAAACTAAATTAGGTACAAAGACTTACCAAGATAATTTAACTGCTTTAGAAACGCTTAATTTAGCTTTTACGATATTGACTGATTTGCAAGGCGAGAATTTGCTTTTACGAAATGAGTTATTAACTTTACGGCACGAAGCGGAAATTATTATAGCAGAATTGACTGAAAGAGTTAAAACGCTGGAGATGATAGATGACTTGTAAAAGATGTATAGGTGGGATTGATAAGATTTAACACCTGCAAATATTACAAAGTGTGTAATGTCTTGTTTTTTAACGAATTAACTGGACAAAGTGAATGAAACTTTACTAAAACTTTATGCAAACATTTAACAAGAACCAAAAAAAACATTTAACAAATTATAAACTTAAACAACAAACAAAATGACACCAAAAGAAAAAGCAAAAGAATTAGTAGATAAGTTTTATCAAAGATTTCCATTAAAAATGAATGTAATTACGACAAGAGGAGATTTATCTTGGGAATACGATAGTTGGAATGAAGCCAAACAATGTGCATTAATAGCAATAGATGAGATATTGAAATCTAAACCTTGCAAATTTGACGGTTATTATTACGAACTTAATTTAAAATATTGGACAGAAGTTAGAGAAGAAATAGAAAAACTTTAAACAACAAACAAAATGGGAAAAACAGCAGTAGAGCAATTTGCAATAGCACTTTATGAAAAAGGATTGTTAAAGGGTAATGGTGATGACATACAAGAATTGCTTGAACAATTTAAAGAAATAGAGAAGCAGAAAATCATCTACACCTATAATCAATCGTGGCATTTTAGAGATAAGCCATACGAAACAGCAGAAAAATACTACAACGAAACATTTGGAAAGATATAATATGACAAACAAAAAAAATGTAAGCCTTTAGATTGACTAAAAATTATTACAACAAAATAGGTGGTCAAATAGTAGTCAAGTAGGTGGTCAAGCGGAAATTCCGACCAACCACTATAATAATGGAAAATAATATCTAATTTTAGGCTTATGGTAGAAAAAATAGGAGCAGAGCAAGAAAAATAGGAGCAATGGTGGAAAATAATAACTTTGTAGCTCACTTTTATATTCTATAAAGTGCAATAAATTGCTTTTTTGAGCCACAAATATTTGTATTTATACGCATTTGCATACAAAAGTGCTTTAAAAGGGATAATTATATGCAATTAAGGTTGTTTTATGACCAGTTAAGTGCACAATATTTAAAATAATAGTGACTAAAAGTGCATGAAACTTTACTAAAACTTCATGCAAAATTTATTATATTTGCGTATGGAACAAGCATTTACAATACTTGCACTCTGTGTGCTAATGATATCTACGGCAATCTACCTATACCAACCTAAAATCCTCAAACTACGAGGAAAGTATGTGGTTCAGTATATAGATTCTGAGGGTAACTTTAAGTATGTAAGATTATTCTAATTATTTATACGGAGCGTAGACAGGCTTACCATTTACTCTAGTACAACGCAACACTTGCTTTCTTTGTTTACCAGTAGATTCCCAGCTTACATGAACCCAATCAGGGTTAGCATCTGTACCATACTCATAAATCAATTGATCGAATGTTAAGTGGTCTTTAATATAATCGAATACCATTTTATTAGATACACCTGTACCTCTACCATCCTGATCTAAATCAGCCGCTTCACCAGAACAATGCTGTGATGTAGCACTAGAACCGGGAGTTACATCGTTTAAAGCCTTAGAACGATACCCTGAAGATACCCAAATTGGCTTACCGAAATGCTCACGAACTTTGTCTAATACGTTTGTAGCTAATCCTTTTAAACACTCTAAGTGTGCAGGAGTTGGCTCATTCTTGATGCCTAAACGCTTGGCTGTTGCAGATGGCGTTAATTCAGCTAATGTAAAATGCTCTGATAATTTCATAAGTTGTTATAATAAAAAAATAAATAAACTAAATACGGTGATAAATCCTATAGTGGTAACGATTACATCTTTCTTAGTAGTAGCGTCATCGTCTGTGCCTTTAGCAGCTATAACAGAGTTAGGGTCTAGTTCATACCTATTCTCATTCTCGTTAAAGTTGTATAGTAAATAGTTTCCGTTAGGGATTAAAATAGAACCACGCTTGTATATGGTATCTCTGACTGTAGTAGGTTTGATTTTAGTAATAGAATCGATTTCTATCTTGAGTTTATCAATCTGAGTTTTAGTATTTTTAAATACGATATTGATATTCTCCGCTTGTTTCTTGGTCATTACAACAACAGTATCCTTACCCTCAATTCGTTGAGTCGGATATGATTGGCTCAAGGTTAAAAGGGGTAGACTTATCAGTAGAGTTAAACTCAATAGCTGCTTTAGTTTCTTGTAATTCATTTTTTAATTGTATTTTTTCTTCCTGTAATGTTACTATACTTTCTTTCATCCCACTTATTCTATTCGAAGACATCTGATCGATTTGCTTTGTAAGCACATTAATCTTTTTTAATCTATCTTGAGATTTTGCCATAAGGGCATCTAACTCTTTTTCTTTAGGGTCTACCATCTTTGGCGATTGTGCCAGAACAATGGTCATGCAAAATATAAGTAAGATTACTCC